GGACTGGAGACGGGCGCTCTGTATAATGACAGTGGTACTGTGAAAGTGGTGACCTGATGGGCCTGTTTAAGAATCTTACAAAAGCCTTAAAGAAAGCAGCACCTGTTATTGGCGGGACGATTGGTTTTGGTCTTGGTGGCCCGATGGGTGCGGCCATTGGTTCTGGAATCGGAGGTCTTGCAGCGGGTCAGGACGTTGAAGATGCGCTGAAGACTGCCGTAATAGGTGGCGCGCTTGGATATGGTGCAAGAGGCATGGGTTTTGCTCCCGCCGCCAAGGGCGGGTTTATGCCACGGTTTGTTGGCAGTGAGGCAGCGGCGGGGTTTGGTCTTACAGGTGCGCCTGTTCCTACAGAAGTTGCTACACAAAGTGCCTTCAATAAGGGCATGGGCACGGCTGCTGATAAATTAGCGGGAGGTGGGGACACGGGCATAATGAGCGCCCTTGGAAACTTTGCCAAAGAAAATCCGCTAACAACAGTAGGACTTGGCCTTGGTACTCTCGGTCTTCTCGGCATGACAGAAGAAGAAGAAAAACAAGCCGAGCGTCCGTACCCTAAAGGTGAGATGTTCGACATCACTTCTCGGTCACGTGAAACAGGGGATGTATATCAGCTAACAGATCCGGATGACCTCGCCGCGTACCAGCGTGAGATCTCTGATTATAGATATATGCATGGTGGAGAAGTCAACGGTCCGGGGACCGGCACCTCTGATTCGGTGCCCGCTCGTTTGTCGGATGGGGAGTTTGTAGTTACAGCCAAAGCCGTGCGCGGCGCTGGCGGTGGAGATAGGGATATCGGGGCCGCACGTATGTATGATATGATGGCCGAACTGGAGACTATGGCGTAATGGCAACACAAACCGTAATTCAAGAAACCAGACTTCCTGAGTTTCAGGAACAGTATTTGGCAAACCTGCTGACCTCGGCGCAAGGTCTGTTTAAGCCGACAGATGAAGGTGGCCTTGGCCTAACGATGCCGTTTTCTCCAGCGCAACAGGCAGAACTTTCCGAAGGACAGCAACAAGCCATAGCCGCCGCCCTTTCTGGTGTGGGTTCATTTCAGCCGTTTTTGCAACAGGCTCAGACGGGTCTCGAAGGCGCAATGCAAACTGCCGCTGGTGCCGGCATGTCGCCAACGGCTTATCAAGATTACATGGACCCGTATCTCGATGACGTGGTTCAGCGGGCACAGGATGACATCGGTCGCCAAGGCCGGATGCAAGAGCAGCAAGCAGCAGCGCGGGCCGTAGGTCAAGGTGCTTTTGGCGGCAGTCGTTCGGCTGTTCTGCAAGGTGAGATTGGTCGTAACACTCTGGAGCAGCAGGCTCGTACAGGTGAGCGCCTCCGCAGCGCCGGATTCTCGCAAGCCTCGAAGCTGGCACAAGATGCTGCCAAGCAGCAGTTGCAGCAGGCGCAGCTTGGCGGTGCCCTATCGCAGGGGATCGCGGGCCTCGGACAAATGGCACAGGCCGGCGGTGTTCAGGACATCAACACTTTGCTGGGTGTCGGCGGGTTGCAACAGCAGCAGACGCAGACAGGTCTCAACATCGAGCAGCAGAACCAGCTTGCTCAACAGCAGCTACCATTCCAGCAACTTGGTTTCTTGTCAGACATCTTCCAAGGTGTACCGGCGCTGCAACAAACAACCTCGCAAACCTTGACGCCGCCGCCTAATCCGATGTCCCAGATCCTCGGTCTTGGAATCGCGGGCCTTGGTGCTGCTGGTCAAGCTGGCGGTATTGGTAACCTGTTCAACTTCGGCACGAGGGCTACATAATGAATCCCCTGAACCGCAAGATGTTCCGTGATCCACGGGCCGCGAAACGTGCAACTGGGATCTTGGCCTCTTCTGCTCCGTTGATGACGGCAGCGCAGAAGGCTATGGCGCAGAACAAACCAATGCGGGCGCAGAGCGGTAGAAGCGTAAACACACAAAACCGTACGCTGCTTGAGGATCTGGCTGCACTTCCGTCAGATGTGCGGGCGGGTATTGCACAAATGATGTCTGGTGTTTCTCCTCAAAACAGACGAGCTATTCAGTATCCTTTGGAATATTTTGGAATGCCTGTTCCCGATAGTGCGCCGGGAGTACCCGTTGGCACTGTTGTTTCAGACTTGAACCGCCTGTTATATGGCACAGATACCTCTCAGTCTCCCGTTCAGTCTGCCTTACGCACTGCGGACAGGGCTGTTACAGATGCTTTGACAGCGACACTTAAAGAACCTTTGCCAGGAGTTAACCAAGAAAACATAGAAGCTGCGGCTAGAGGTATTGTGGGCGCGTTCACCCCAAGGCCGGTTGCTGTGAGTGCTTCGCCGGAGGAGCAACAAGCTATGGGCGAGGCCGAGGCTGCTAGGTTTGCCGAAAGGCAAAGAATCATGGAGTTGAATGACAGCGCAGCGGCAGCGCCGGGGGCAGGCACAAATGCGAAGCCGACTCCAAAAACTTCAACTCGCCAAGACCCCAGCTACACTCCTACGGGGGGCGCTTCGGGTGACACTGGAGAGCTTTCTGCGCTAGACGAGGCTCTGCTATCGCTTCGAGGCACATCATCAGAAAGCCCTTCTTCTGCGGCAGAACGAATGCTTCGTGACAGGAAAAACGCACAGTCAGGGGCGAGTAATCAAACTGTGCCCGACGCAGCACCGGGTGCGGGGGAAGAATTAGCAGGGCGGTCTTCTGCTTTGACTTCTGTTCAAGAAGCAATAGGCGAGGACGCGCAAACAGTCATAAAGCCGGACACCTCTGCTGCACCGGCAGATGCAGCGGCGGACATAGCTGACGAAAAGAAAAACAGAAGCCCTGGTAGAGGTGTAACCGCCACTCAAGAGCAAGCTGACGCCAACGACGACTTGCTGGGTATTCCTAAAGAGGATCCCGACGGGAAGAAACTTTCTCGAAAAGAACGTAATCAGCTTCGGTATGAAGAGCTAGTGGCTATGGTCGGTGAAGACAAGGCCAAGGACATTCGCACGGACAAAAGCTACAACCTGATGATGCTGGGTCTTCGGATCGCAGCGGGGCAGGATCCAAACGCACTGACGAACATCGCCAGAGGTGCAGGTCAGCAGCTAGAAGAGTTTGGCGAAGTGTCCGGAGAGCTTTCTCAGAAGGAAGCTGAACAGTCACGGGCACTGAAGCTGCAAGCTGTCAACGAGGTTGGAGCAGAGATCGCTAGAGAGGAAGAGCGGAAGTATACTACCTCCGAACGTCTTGGTGCCCAGTCATTCCAACGTGCAATGCAAGACACACAAATTGCATCTCAAGAAGCAATGAAGGCTGTTGATCTACAATGGCGCGCTGCCGAAGCCGCGCTTGGTAGGGAATTGACTGCTGACATTGCCAAAGCAGATCGGACTTTGCGCTTGAAGCTACAAGAGATTCAGAGTCTGGATCGTGAAGAAGATCGTGAAGCTGCATACAAACGGCTTATGGCAACGCATCAATTCCAAGCAGACCAAGCCGCAGAAGGCCGTATCTTCGATCTTGAAAAACTGGTGGCAGCGCAAGACTTTGCTGTGAAACAGGGTCTGAATGAACAAGCGTTTAGACTTACCCTCGCAGACTTTACAGCCAGCCTTCCAACCGGCACTCAGGCGCTTTACGAAAAGTACCTCAAGCCGGAGCAAATTGCTGGCGTCATCATGGCTGGGGTTACAGGAAACACAGCAAAGGCTCCAAGCCGCGCGGCGTTTATCGCAGACTTGCAGAAAAACCCAGACTTCATGGATCAGATCCGCCGTGACATAGCTACTGAAAACAACGTAGACGCCAAGTCCGTAACCAGCGAACAGGTTCTTGCGGGCTTGAATAGAATGTACGACGTGATCGAAAACTACGTAGCACCAAAGAGTAACTAATGTCTTTGTTTGGCGGTATTGAACTTACCGAAGAGCAGAAGCGACAGCGTGACCTTGGCATTTCAGGGGCGCAGGAGAAAGACGAGTCAACCTTTCAAGAGATTGGCGAAGGCATTGTCTCTGGTCTGATCGGCATTCCACAAGGAGTCGCGGAACTCGGTGCTTCGGCTGTTGATCTGGTTGCCGACACCGATTACGCACGAGATGTAACGACTTTCTTTGATGGTGTTCGTGCTGCCGGCGGTATTGATCCCGAGGGCACAGCAGGTGAGATCGCCGAAGTTATCACACAGTTTGCAATTCCGGGCCTTACCGCAGCCAGCCTTGTTAGTAAGGCGAAGATTTTAGCTAATGCACCTAAGTTAGTACGCGCTGCGTCACAGGCTGGCGCTGCCGGAGTGACCGATGCCCTTGTTACCACTGAAGGCACAACCACAATTGGTGACTTTTTTGAGGGTGGACCTACACAGACAACAGACCTGATTGGGCTTGAAGGTCGCGAGGCAGCGCTTGCCCGCATGGGCAACAAGCTCAAGTTTGGGTTTGAAGCGGCTGGCGCAACCGCATTAATCGAGCCAACTCTGAAAGCCATCGGCATGGGAGGACGAGTCGCGGCGACTGCTGCTGCACCTGTCGCTGCACCTGTCGCGCGTAAGGCACTTGAGGCTGGCACTGCGCTTTCAACAGCCGCCTCGGAGTTAGTTCCTAAAACTCCGTTTGTTGGTAATTTACTAACACCCGAGCGTATCGATAACATCGCATCTGTTTTCCGGTTTCGTGGCAATCTTCCTCAAGATGTTGCCGAGGTTCGCTCTACAATTCGTGGCAAGGTAGAGGCGGAAGCTACAGCGGCGTACACCACGTTGTCTCAGCTTCGTAAAAATCTGGATCAAGCCTACAAGGGTGTAGAAGAAGTCATGGTGGGACAAACACCAATGACTCGCGCCGACCTCAACAACAATCTTTACGGCTATCTGACCGGAGAAGTTGGTGAAGAGGCTCTTCCTAATTTTGTCAAAGCGCAAGCGAAACAGATGCGTAAGCAGGTAGACGGTCTGTCACGCAAGATTGAGCAGTCGGACTTCTTGCAGGGTAAAGAAGAAGTTTTGTCACAGATCAGAAGCAACATCGGGTCTTATCTGCGCCGTAAATACAAGCTGTTCGAAGACGATGGTTTTCAGAAAACGGATGAGTTCAGGCAGGCTCGTGCTGATACGGTCAAACTATTTAAGAACAACCCGAAGGTGTACGAAAAGTTTTACAAGCGCGTATACGGCGCTGGGAAAAAAGCAGAAGATGATCTGCCTGTGATTGTGCCTGAAGAGGATTTTATTGGCGTTGGCAAATCAATGCGCGTCAAAGAGTCCGCAGCCGAGGATTTGGTCGCTAAGTTTCTGGCGACTGCCACCCAAAAGCGTAGTGCCTATGCACCTAAGTCGGGCACGGTGACTTCGCGCACGGCCATTGATAAGCTGAAGACGGACATGTTCAAAGCACGAACAGTCAACAATGAGACCATCCGTCGTCTTCTTGGTGAAGTGCGGGATCCGGAGGAGGCGTTTGTCTCTACAGTCGCCGACATGGCTGAGTTCACAGCAACCGATGATTTCCTTTCGTATCTGGCAAGGCAGGCAGATCGTCCAGGCGAAGGTATTTTGAGCAAAGAGGCGTTTGAGCAGCTACCTCCTGAACTGCAAGCCAGCTACAATGTCCTGAAAGAAGACTACTGGGGCATGGCGCAGGGCATGGCTGTGTCAAATCGTGTTCACCGCGATCTAACTCGTGTGGTTAGTGGCGATCTCGGGATCATGGCTAACACTGCCCGCGCTCTGTATTCTGGGTTTTTACGTGGAAAGGGTGCTACTCAGTTTTCCAAAACCGTACTGTCACCAATTACGCAGGTTCGTAACGTAACATCTGCTTCTCTGTTCGCACTGGCACAGGGCAACGTGGGGCGTGGTGCAAACCTGTTCGAGTCTTTCAGCACCGTTTTTGACAACATCACAAAGCGCGGCGATAAGGTTGAGTATTACACCAATCTGCAACGGCTGGGCGTCATCGGCAACCAAGCACAGATTCGAGAGATCGACCGTCTGATGCAAGAGGGTCTTGGTGTCACTCGAGAAGCTGACGAAGTTATTGCTGGTGTCCGTGTTGGTAAACAAGGCGGGAATATATTTACTCGATCTAAGGGAGGCGCGTTCCTACAAAAGGGGACAGGTCTTGCCCGAGAATTGTATCAGGGCGGTGACGACGTTTGGAAAATTTACAATTTCGAGTTCGAGCGTAACAAGCTAATCTCTGCGTTCGGTAGCGTGAAGAAAGCTGAAGAAGCTCTTGGTAGACCACTTGATCAATACGCAGCAGACATAGTTAAAAACACTGTTCCAAACTACGAACGAGTGCCAGAGTTTATCAAGAACATTCGTAAGCTGCCCGTCGGTAACTTCATTGCTTTCCCCGCAGAGATTATTCGCACCAGCGGCAACACACTAAAGCAAGCACTTACCGAACTTGCCAGTGAGTCCCCCGAGCTACAGCGTATTGGCATGCGCCGACTGACAGGTCTTACATTTACAACTATGGCAGCGCCTGTAGCAATCCAACAGACGGCGATGATGCTGACAGGTGTTGATGAGGATCAGCTAAACGCCGTTCGTCGTAGCGGTCCCGAATGGTCTCGCAACAGTCGCTTAATTCCTACGAGCGTCGATGATGACGGCAACCTCACAGGCTACATGGACTTCAGCTATACGAATCCATACGATTATTTGCAGAGACCGATCCAAGGTATCTTCAACGCTGTCATAGATGGGCAGGATCTCGGTAAGGATCCAGGCAAGATAGCTCTGGACGCAACAATGGAAGCTGTAACGGAAATATTCGAGCCGTTTGCAGGCGAGTCCATTATTACCGAAAAGATCATCGACACAACGCTGCGTGGTGGACAGACAAAAACCGGGGCCAAAGTTTTCCGTGACGTGGACGAGGTTGGAACCAAGGGGTACAAGAGTTTAGTCCACATTCTCGATGCGTTTAACCCGGGCATGTCTCCTGTTGATTTGAAGGCGCAGAAGAAAACAACTCAGATGCCGGGCGTTGAACTAGGTCGATTCTTCCGTGGCATGACCAGTAGTGAGGCAGACCCCGCTGGCAACGAGCGTTTTGCTGCGACAGAATTTCTTCGCGCTATCTCGGGGTTATCTGAAATCGAAGTGAAGCCAGACAACATCGTTATGTATTCCTCGTTTGATTACTCCGGCAACATCACTGGCGCACGGCAGAACTTTAACACTGCGGTCAAGACTCGCGGTCCCTTAACAGATGAAGAAGCAATAAACGCTTATCAAAACGCAAACGAAGCTCTGTTCCGAGTGCAGAGTAAGATGTACCAGACTGTCAAAGACATGCGGGCGCTGGGCATGGATGACGCAGACATCCGAAGATCTTTGAAAAAGTATAAGATAGGAAATGTGCGTGAGCTTATGAAGGGTGAGTTTGTGCCGATGACCATAAGCCGAGAAACAAGGCGAGAAGTCCGAGAGAACGGAAATGATCTTCCGATGTTCGAACTGAACGACATTCGCTTTGATCTTAAAGGCACTCCTCTCGGATCGCTGGAGGAGCCTGATGAAACTCGGTCCTCGGATCTTTCTGCGGCACCAACGGGCGGAGGTCTTTTTTCCGGGATTCAACTGACGCCACAACAGCAATTAATGCAACAGAACACGGGGGCACTTTCTCCCTCTGCCGCTGCTCCTCCGTCAGCGACAGTGGCCCCCGTACCCACAACAACCACGCCGCAGACTCGTCTGGCTCTGGCTGGTCTCAATCCTGCAACGCAGACGATTGCAGCGAGGAACCCGTGATGATCCGCTGGCTGCGTAACCTGTTGCGTCCTGTTCGCGCCGCTGACCTGAGTCAGCATCGGCTGCACACCACCCGCTATGAAGACCTTTGTATGTAAGGAGAATCCCATGAACCTTGAACAGTTACAAAAAGAACTAGCCGCCGACGAAGGATGCAAGCTCGAGATCTATTTGGACCATCTCGGCTACCCAACCGTGGGAATCGGCCACCTGATTACCGAAGATGACGAGCTTTACGGCTTCGAAGTAGGCTCAGAGGTCTCTCAGGAGCACGTCGATGAACTATTCCACGACGATGTCCAACGAACTCTACGAGATTGCGAATTTTTGTACAGTGATTTCAATGACTTGCCAGAAGAGGCACAATTGATCATTGCCAACATGTGCTTCCAACTAGGCCGTCCACGCCTTACTGGCTTCAAAAAAATGAAGGCAGCGGTCGATTCTCGGGACTGGCGCGAGGCCAGCCGCCAGATGTTGGACTCGAAGTGGGCTAAACAGACCCCGAATCGGGCGTCACGTCTGTCTCATCGGATGGCGGCGTTGGGTGATACATAAGGTAGAACACATCGCAGTCCTTGCAGTGTAGGTTTGAGACGATGAAATAGTCTTCGTCGTCCTCGGTGTCGTGGTCGCCACCCCAGATCACGTCACCGCCGCAGGCAAAACATTTCAAATTCATCCTACCTCTCCCCAGTTGTCGCCAAGCTCGGTATCCACATCGAAGGGAACCTTCAGTCCCTTCACACAAGTTGACATAATTTCACTAATACGCGCAGCTTGTTCATCAGAGTTCACGTTAAAACACAATTCATCATGCACCGTGAGGATTGGTGTAAATCCTTCTGAATAGCACACAGCCATTGCCTTCTTGGTCTGGTCGGCACTTGAACCTTGGATCAGTTTGTTCAGCGCCTTGTATGTAAACGCCGGCCTGATTGCCCCACGACCGCCATATTCTTTGGCAGCTTCTTCGAGTGGCAGGGGCTTGTGGTAGCCGAACATCTTTGGCTCCCACATATTGAACCGGCACTTGCGTCCCAGAGCGGTGCGGATGAATCCGTTCTTTTCTGCCTGCCGCATGGCAAGATCCGCCATGCCTTTCACGAACGGCACCTTGTCGTGGTACTTGCCCAGCAGTTCGGTTGCCTCGTCCACCTCGATGTCCATGACACCGGCCAGCTTCTTCTTGCCCATGCCGTACATGATCCCGAGGTTCACGGTCTTGGCTTCCTTGCGGCTGATCCCAGCAAGGTCTGCCACCTTCTGGTGGAAGTCGGCATTACCTTCTTGATACTCCGCAACAACCTCGGCGATCATCGGATGCGGATCCTTCAAGGACGCGCAGTAGTGGGCCAGCCACCTCGGCTCTTGTGAGGCATAGTCGAAAGATCCCCATTTGTGTCCCTCTTCTGGTATAAAGAGACCACGAATCATCTTCTTTATTTCTGGATCTCTGGCCGGGATCTGCTGGAGATTCGGGTTGGACGAAGAAAATCGTCCGGTAACTGTGCCCCCTTCATCTGAACGAAGAGGGTGAAAATCACAATGGATACGCCCGTTATGAGAATGCTCGAGTATAGTCTCGATAAAAGTCGTGTTGGCTTTGTTAAACTCGCGAAGACGTACAATCTTCTGCGCGACAGGGTGCTCGTGATTCGCAAGAAATGCTTTTGTAAAGGCGGGAGCATTAGACTTTTCTGTCCTTTCGTACGTCAGCCCGAGCGAATCGAACGCCTTTGCTATCGATGTGGCAACCCATGGCTCCACAAGGACGCCGGTCTCTGCCTTTATTTCTTTAAGTAGTACGTTCTCGCGGGACTTTAGTTCTTTCCTGACCTGCTCTGCACGGTCAATATCAACACGGACGCCGACCTCTTTCATGTCCAGCAGCAGCGGAGTAAGGGACGACTCCAGTTCAAAGATGCCAGTGCACTCGTCCTCACGCAATTCCTGTTCCAGGCGATCCCACAGGCGCAACGTAACTGCCGCATCCTGCTCCGCGTACGGGCCTACAAACTGACTAGGCAGTTGCCACATGCCAGACTTAGGATCCACACCGAAGTATTCTGCTGCTCGGCGCAGCATCTTTTCGTTCTTCCACTCGCCGAGATACTCACCAGCAAGGCTGTTCAGGTTGTAGTACCGGCGGTTCTCGTCGAGCAACGGCGCCGCCACCATTGTATCGATCACCCGACCCTGTACTTCGATGCCAGCCCAGCGTAGCCAGCCCAGATCGTACAGCGCGTTATGCATAATCTTATCAATGTTAGGCGTGGCTAACTGTTTTTGCAGCCAGTTGACCACCTTCTTCTCTGAGATATTCCCACCGCCTTCATGACGCACGGGATAATACCCCACAAAATCCCCAGCCGCGACAGCGTAGCCAATGACGTATCCGTCGTTACGACACCAGCCGGGTCCGAGCCGTGTCAGGTTCGGGTCTCGAGTCTCGAGATCGATGGCGATGCGGTCGAATCTTGTCAGATCAGGGAAGATAGATGGTGGGGACCACGCGCCTTCAACTCCTGACGCTGCTACGCGTTTGAGTTCTTCCGCATCAAATATGTCAAACTGGTGTGTCTTCGCCATCGTTCGAAATCTCTCCCCCGAGTGCTGCGTACCCGATGATGTCTACCCACGAATCGTCCTTGTGCATGTCTTGGGCAAGGCGGGCCAGCTTCAGGCCGATCATCATCGCCGTAACCTCGGTTGCCGTGATCTGTTTCAGCAGCTTTGAGCGAAGCAGCACGTTCCAAATCGCGGCGATGCGTTCATGGTTCAGAACTGCCGGACCGTAGTCCTCGGCCCTCGGACCGTTGATTAGTTCTTCTGCCTCACGCAGGAAGTGCTCTCTGTTTTTACCCATTTTTTCTTTCTCTCTTTGCTCGTCCCAAAAAAGATTTGCGTTCTCCTGCTCTTTGTCCCATAGAGCCTCGCCAAAAAGCATCCGCAGGCCCGGCTCTAGTTCCTTTTTAAGTTGTTTTCTGGAGATGCTCATATCGCATACCTCACTTTGCCGGACTCGACGACGTGCAGGTTCTGCCGGGCGCGAGTGGCACCGACATAAAACACCCGCGCCTCGTCATCCGGGTCGTTCTTCTCGCAGGTCTTTGTGGTCTCTGTCAGTAGCAGGACGTTATCCGCCTCGCCACCTTTTGCTTTGTGAATCGTCGATAGACGGATCCTCGGTTTCGCATCCCCCAGAATCCTCTCGCCACTCCTCCGGATAGAGGCTATGTACAGTGCCTCCTTCTCCGAGGCCCGCAACACCTTGGTCCAGTGCATCTCGCGCGATACGAGCATGTTGCAGTTCTCGATAAGTTCGTCGAGAGAGTAGGCGATCTCTGGGTCTAAATTGTTGAAGCGTTTTTTCCCCTGGCGGTTGATAACTTCCTTCCTCAAGTACGAGCCAAAAGTCTTCATCTCCAGTGGGGTAAATTTTTCGCCTCTGCATAATCGGATCCATACCTCCAGTGCGTTCAGAGTTTTCGGGGAGATGGACCAACCCGAACCTTCACGCCAAAACACGAAGCCTTGGTCCTTGAGGTCGGAGGCGATTTTGTTAACGATGTGATTCGTACGGCCAAGGATAAGCCACTCGCCAGTTCGTAGGTCCACGTTCATGATATCATGATGGAACTTAACGGAGCCAGCGTGATCGTTCGGATCCCAGCTTTTATCTTGTCGCACCGCCACACGACGGATGATGCTCTGAGCCACATCGTAGATCGGCTTGGGTAGACGATACGATCTGTCCAGAACGGTGACGTTTTCAGATGCGTTCATGAAGTCCTTCACGTCCACACCCATCCACGAATAGATGCACTGGTCATCGTCGCCCGCGTAATAGACGACCTTGGATCGCGGAACTAGAACCTCTCGAATCATACGCCACTGCAACGGTGTCAGGTCTTGTGCCTCGTCCACAATCAGCAGGTCGAGGTTCGGGCCTTCGCCGCCGAGGATGAACTGCTCGATCATATCGACGAAGTCCACCTTGTCGTGCACGTCCTTGTATCTTGCCAGTGCGTTCTCAACCAGCCGCAGTTGCTGCCGGCTCATGCTCCAGTGGGCAGACATGTCGAACTCACGCTCGGCAGAAATCTCTGCTGCCCGCGCCTTGCTGATGATGTTGATGTACGCATCGCCACCGACACCGGTAGCAAACATCGGACCGTCTTCCATCTTCAGTGCAGCGTGTGATCGGAACTCGAGTCCGAGCGCCTTGCCAAGGTCGTTGTAGTCAGCGCCCTTCATCACGTCTGTTGTCGTCAGGCCCAGATACCGGAACGCCATCGAGTGCAGGGTGCGGAACCAGACAAGCTGCTTCTCGTCGTAGCCGAACTTCTCTTTTGCACGAGCCAGTGCTTCGTCTGCGGCCTTGCGGCTAAACGAAACAAACGCAATCCGTGTCGGATTCATGCCGCCTTGCAGCGCATCGTCCACGATGTTGAGGAGGGTGGTTGTCTTGCCTGTGCCCGGTGGGCCAAAGATTGCCTTTTCCATCAGAACGGAATGTCCTCCCCTTGTATGTCGATGTCCGGA